TGTATAGGTGATATAATAGGGGTTAGTAATAATACCATGTATAAATTTATATGGTTAAAGGGAGAATATATGGCAACAGTAAATGTAGAAGTAAAAGTTGAAGCCCCAGGCCTATCTAGTGCCAATAATCAGGCTCAACAACTACATGACAGCTTAAAGGGTGCGGCAGCTGCTGCTGCAACTATCAGAATACCAATACCTGTACGTACTGCACAGGCTACTATGCCTGGTGCAGGTTCAACCGCCACAGACACTAATTTAAGCCGCGGAGTTGCGGGCGCAAGTGGCGCAAGTGGTAGAGACTTTGCAAAACAGGCACAAGGCCTTGGTGGGCTTGTTCACGTTTACGCTACATTTGCAGCCAACTTGTTTGCTGTAAGTGCTGCATTTGGTGCCCTATCTAGAGCTGCTGATACCACCAACATTATTAAGGGCCTAGATCAGCTGGGTGCAATTAGTGGCAGAAGTCTGGGTGGTTTAGCTAAACAAATGGTTCAGGCTGCTGATGGTGCTATATCTTTACGCGATGCTATGAGCAGTACAGCTATGGCAAGTGCATCAGGCATGAGCAGTGCCAATATTCTTAGGATGACTGAAGTAGCTAAAAAGGCCTCACTAGCATTAGGCAGAGATATGCCTGACTCTATGGATCGACTAACAAAGGGTATTGCTAAAGTACAACCAGAACTACTAGACGAATTAGGCATCATGGCCAGAGTTATTCCTAGTCAGGAGGCCTATGCTCGTCAGTTGGGTAAAAGCGTTAGTTCGCTAACTGATTTTGAGAAAAAACAGGCTTTTGCAAATGCTGTGTTAGAGGAAGGCGAAAAAAAGTTTGGCAATATACAGATAGATGCCAACCCCTACAGCAAGTTACTGGCATCAATGACTAATGTGGCCCAAACTGGTCTTGAGTTAGTTAATAAAGTATTGACGCCTATCTTAGATATACTATCTTCTAATCCTACTGCACTTGCAGCTGTAATGACTGCATTAGGTGTTATACTGTTAAAACAAGCTATACCTGCACTAGGACAGTTTAAACAGTCACTAGAAGATGCGGCTATTTTTGCAAATAAGAAAGCTCAAGAAGCGTTTCTTAATCAGCAATTAGCAAGCGGTAAATTAGATGATATTACATCTCAAAGTATTAAGAGAAAAGTAAGATTACAAGAAGACTACTATACAAAATTAGCTACTTTAGAGTCTAATAGTAGTAAATTTAGTACTGACACGCTTACTGCTTTAGGCACTGGATTAACAAAAAATCTTAAAACTACAACAGATGAGCAATTAAAGATATGGGCAACTAGAGCTAATACAATACAGGGTGCTAATGCTGCGGAAGCTGCCCTAATTAGAAATCAGATAGCAGGTGTTTTAGACTTAAGACGTATAAATAAAATTGCTACTGATGAAGGTGAAGCAACATCTGCTCGCAGAGTAAAATTAGCAGAGGGAGTACTCTCACAAGAATCTAATTTAAGAAGAGTATCAGAGACAGCAGATAAATCTGCCTCAAAAATCTATATAGCTGATCAGGCTAGAAAGATGCAGGCTACTGAGGGATTTGTTGCCGCTGTTAAAAATGCTTACGAAAATACAAAGTTAGCAGTAGCTAAAGGTACAGATATACCTACAAATGGACTAACTGCAGCAGGTGATGCTGCTGTTAGATTAGGTGGTAAACTTAATGCTATTGCAGGAGGTATAACGCTTATAGGTGTAACTATAAGGGCTGCTATAGCTTCTATAGGGTTAACTCTTGCTTCATTTTTACCTTGGTTAGAAGTTATAGGTCTAGTTGCGGTTGGTTTAATAACTCTACTTAGTTATCTATCTAATACTACAAAAGAATCTGAAGCAACATCTAAAGCTATGGATCTATTAAAAAGTTCCCTAGATACTGTAGATAAAACTTTAGAAACTATAAATAAAAAACCACTACTTGAACAACTATCAACTGAATCTGTTCAAGCTAAAGCCACTGCTCTTGCAGAACTAGTAGCATCAGCAAAATCTGCAGTAGAAAAAGCTAATATAGAATTAGAAAAAATGGGGCGAGTGTCAGGCAGTGTAAATTGGGTCAATAACTTTTTTGGCTATGGCGTTGCTAAAGGTTTAAATGAAGAAATTAGTAGTGTTGTTGTAAAAAGTTTTGAGGCACTAAATAAAGGACCAGCTCAAGTAGCGGCTCAAAAAGCAGTAGCCAATATTTTAGGTACAACTATAACAACTTCAAAACAACTTCAAGATGTTTTAAATAGTCTGCCTGCTCAGGGCAAAGGAGCAATATTAAGAATAATTCCAGCTTTACAACAAGTATCACAAGAATTTTCAGTTGGTGCTGCTAAAAGCACTGAACTTAGAGAAAGCTATATTCTAACTAATAAAATATTTGATGAATTTACTAATAGTTTAAAAGCCACAGATACTTACTCTAGACTTGGTACCGCTATGGTAGAAGACGCAAGTAAGTTAAGTATAGCTATACAAGACCCAATTTCTAGTTTAAATTCTATGCTAGAAGTAGTTACTGATATTAACAAGTTAAGATTATTTCCTGAAGATACAGCCGTAGAATTAATGGCTCAAACTGATGCATTAAAAACACTTCAATTACAGCAAGCAAATGCTGTACAATCTATAGCAGATACTAATGTTGAGATAGCTAAACTTAGCGAAAAACTTAATAAGACCCTGCCAGTTGGTACCTCTTTAGTACGGTTTATGATTGATCCTTTATTTATTAAAGAAATAAATGAAACAAAGCAAAAAATACAAGACCTAGAAAAGACAAAAACCATTGGGTTAGATATTATAGCCAGTATAACAACTAAAGCAGACCAATTAAAATCAGTATTTAATGCAGCTATATTAGAGCAATTCAAACTAGGAGCAAGTATAGTATCCTCAAGACTTGCCAAAGATTTTTCTGAAGCTAATTTAACTGTACAAAAAGGATTAGCCGGTATACTTGGTGATACTAAAGCAGGTATTATAATAAGGGCTAAAATAGAACAGCAAAGTATAGATGTACAACGACAATCTATTCAAACCCAGATAAGTTTAGTGGAAACAATGGAACATCTTACAGTTGAGATGGCTCTTCGCAGAATAATAGATGAAAGAAGGGACATAGAGGGTTCCCCCGGAGGTGCAAGTACTAACGATCCTAAGTTTACGCAACTACAAAAAGATGAGAAAAAATTATTAGCTAGAGAGGCAGATTTTAGTAAGCGTCCTAGTTATAAGGATACTTCAGCTAGTATGGGTCGTGGAGACATAGCTATAGACAAGGAAAGACTAGAATACTTATCAAAAATTGAGGGTTTTCAAGCAGCTATACAAAAACTTAATGCTACCAGCAGATTAGTAAATATTCAGAAAGTTATTGATCTAGAAAAAAAGGCTTATGCTGAAAAGAATAAAGCAACTCAAGAGGATTTAAAAGACATAGATGTACAAGTTTCAAAAGCAGAACTTTTAACTACTATTACTGGTTTAACTACAGCTGAATCACTTCAGAATAAACAGAATTTAGCAAATAATCGTATAAACCTTCAAACACAAATAGAAATTAATGATAAGAAGAGTGAGTTAAATACACTTGAATTAGTAGAATTAGAGTTTGCTAAAGCCAAAGATATTGAAGCATCTAAACTAACTAAGGCAGAAGCTGTCAGAGTTACTACAGAAATAAGTAGATTAGAGACCAGAAAAAGATTGGAACAAGATCAACAAAAAAATAATAAAGATACCTATGAGCAAAGTAAAGCAATATTTGAGGCACAACAACGTGTCCAAGATGCTATCTATGTTAGATTAGAACAATCACAATCAGTAGAAGAACAAAAAATAATAAATAATGAAAGTTTATTAGAACTACAGAAAGAACTTAATACACTTACTGATGTTAACTATATTACTAAAAAATCTAGCTTGGATCTAGATAACTTGCAATTGGCTGCACAAAAACAAATTGATTCAATTACTAAGAGTGCAAATTCTAAAATTGATCAGGCAGAGTTTAATATTGAGCAAATTAAAGCAAGAACTCAAGCGGGTGCAGCACAAACATCACAGTTAGCAGAACAGCAAAAAATTATAGACGATACTAATAAGCTTACCGACTCCCAAGTTAAACTACTATTAGAAACTTTAGGTATTAATATAAAAATTACTAAAGAAAAATCAGCAAATTCTGTAGAAATGGCCAGACAAGTAGAGCTAGAAGCTAAATTAGCCAAAGCAGCTGCTATTAGAGCTGATAGATTAGAAGTAGATAATGCCTTATTAGATTTTGAAAATCAGAGATTAGATAATGCTAAAGAACTAGGCCGTATTACTGATACACAATATGCTAGAAATAAGGCAGGAATAGAAATAGTTAAACAGGAATTAGCATATAAAGAAAAGTCCAGAGTAGCTGAGGAAGCAGTACTTGCTGCCAGAAATAAATTAATATCAGCAGATAAAAATGCGTTGGATGCTAAATTAAATACTGGAAAACCTGGTGAAAGTTTAATGTCTCAATCAGGAGCAGACGCTACAGTAAATCTAACAAAAGGACAAACTGATGCACAAACTGCACTTGACTTAGCAGAATCTATTAGAAAGAAAATTGAAGATACATATACTATTGAACAAAAACGCACAGCTGAACAATTAAAACACAACTTATTCCTTGTAGAACAGAAAAACTTAATAGAAAAAATTGCAAGTCTTACCAGCTCACTTGAGGTAATATTTGGTGATGTAGGTAAAAGTATTGGTGATTCAGTTGGTGCTATAGCTAAATTTGGTAAGGAGTATGCAGATACACAAGCAGCAATAGATAAAGCTAAATCGTCAGGCAATCAAGATGATCTTATACAGGCCAATAAAGAGCAAACCACAGGTGTACTAACTAATCTTGGGTTAGTAGCAAAAGCTACCCAAGGTTTATATGATAAGCAAACTGTGGGTTATAAAGTACTAGCTGGAGCTGAAAAAGCTTTTAATGCTTTAAAAATAGGCGACGCAGTAAAAGAGTTTGTTCTTAAATCAGGCTTACTAACAATGTGGCAAACAGCAAGTGCTACCGCAAATGTACTAGAAGTTGCACAAGCTGGTATTACTGGCAAAGCCGCAGCCACAGCATCTATACCAGCTGTAATGATGAAGTTTATGGAGCAGATGGGGCCTTGGGGTTGGGCAGCTGCTGCAGCTGCAATTGCTGCACTTGGTTTGGGTGTACAGGGTGACAGCATGGTCGACATGACAGGCCAAACTGCAACAGAACGTCAGGCTACACAAGGTACTGGAACTGTAACAGGAGACTCCACAGCTAAATCTCAATCTATTAATAACTCATTAGCACTACTTAACGCTACCAGTGTAGAGGGACTATCCTACTACAATAAAATGGTAGAGCTATTAACTGATATTAATAAGGGTATTTCAGGAGTTGCTAAAGGCGTATATGGTACAATAGGCCTTACTAGTGGCTCAGCATTTGGTAACAAAGACTCAGAGAGTGGTGGTTATAATATTTTAGGGGGACTATTTGGTAGTACTACTAATAAACAAATTATCGATACTGGAATAGCCTTTAAGGGTACTATTGCTGATTTTATAGCAGGTAGTCAAGACTTTGTACAAGCTTTTGAAAATTCACTAATTACTAGTACAAGTAGTTTATTGTGGATTTCAAGCACTAGTTCTAGAATTCAGGAACTGCTTGGACCTCTTAATGCTAAGGTAACCAAGGCTATAAGCAAAGTATTCCTTAATGCAGCTGTAACTTTTGTGGAAGTTGGAAAAAGCTTGGGTATGACAGTAAACGATGTAATGACAGGGCTATCAAAAATACCTTTAGATAAAATAGTAAGTTTACGTGGATTACAGGGTCAACAACTAGAAGATGCGCTATCAGCAGCATTTAGTAGCATGCTGGATACAGCAGCTGATGGATTATTTAAAAGTCTTGAAAAATTCAATGTTATGGGTGAAGGCATGCTGCAAACAGCTGTGCGAGTAACTGATGGACTTGACAAAATTAATTTAGCTATGGAGAGTATAGGTAAAGCTACTGTAGGTAGTGGAATGACTGGCTTTGAAATTAGTCAGTGGATAATAGATGCCGCAGGAGGTTTAGATAAAGCACTAGATTTAACCAAAAACTTTGGCAGTAAGTTTATTACAGATACGGAAAGACTACTACCTGTAGCAGCAGCTGTAACTAAAGAATTTACTAGACTTGGCGTTAGCGGCACCCTTACTAGAGAGAGTTTTAAAAACCTAGTTCAAGCATATAAAGTACTTGGTCCAGCTGGAGCAGAAGTTTACACTAGTTTATTAAAACTTAGTGACGGAGTAGACTTAATAGTTAAAGCAGCAGAAAGTTTAAATAATGACTTACTTGATCAACGCATAGCCATATATGAAAAATTAGATAAAGCAGAGGAAGCCCTAATACTCAGTAGAACTAAACAACTTAATGCCTTAGATGCACTTCTTCGCCCAGGTCAAATCTATCTTAATGCCCTAGAAGACGAAAAAACACTAAAGGATAAATTAACAACAGCATATAATAATGAGTCTACTGCTATTAAATCAACTATTACCACACTAAAAAATTCAATTAAAACACTGACAGATTATAAAACTGCATTAACTATAGGCAGCATGACTATACTAGATCCGACTAAGGTATACAATCAAACTAAAGATTCATTTGATAAACTAATAACCCTAATTAAAGCCCCAGCCGTTACTGATGCAGAAAAATTAAACCAAGCAGATGCAATATCTAAATTTGCATCAGTAAGTGATGCCTTTTTAACTGCTTCTAGAGTAGTAAATGCAAGTGATGCTACTTACGTAAGAGATTTCAAGTCTGTAACTGATTTTGTAGATACTAGCACTAGTTTACTAACAACTCAACTAACAGATACTGAACTACAATTAGAAAAATTAACTGCCAGTGTATCATTCTTAGAGAAAATTAAAACTGCTACTGAATCTACTGCAGAACTATTGATAGCGCTTACAGCAGCACAGGCTACAACTGAAGCAGCTAGAATAGTATATGAAGCATCTAATACTGGAAAAATAGTTGAATCAGCTAATACTGTTGGAATAGCTATTAATTCAACAGCTAATACTGTCGGATCTGATGCTAGATTAGCTATTAAAGATACCACTAGTGCTGTTGAAGACACAACAACTGCTATATTAAACAGTGATGCTGTTAGGGTAGCTGCAGCTGAAGCTGCAATTGCTAGTCATGAAGTTAAATATCATGCCAGCAGTGATACAACTAGTGGTGGTGGTGGTGGTGGTGGCGGTAATGATAGTAGTAATAGTACTAGTGCTAGTGCTGCTGGATATACAAATCTAGCAACTCTTTCTGCATTTGTCTCAGACCATATATCAACCACTCTGGGACAAGGTATAGCAACAGTCCTAGGTGATACCCTTAGCAGCTTGAGTTTTGCAGATATCTCAGGTGGGGGTACTACAAGTGCGGACTCAGGCGCACCTAGTCCGGGTCCGGCCGGCATTGCCTTTGCCTCAGGCGGTTTAGCCAAGGGTTTAGCACTGGTAGGTGAACAGGGCCCAGAACTAGTAGACTTTAAAACACCTAGCAGAGTATACAGTAATCCAGCAAGCAATGACCTACTAAGTAATGCAGACCTAATAGCAGAGATAAGAAATTTACACAGAGAAATATCACAGCTTAGAAAAGATCAACGCGAACAAACAGGATACTTAATTAAATCTAATTATGATGCTAATCAATTGGCTGCACAGCAAGTAGCTGATGCAACTGAAGCAGCTACTGCAGCCAATACCTGGAACATGCGTTCAGCAGTAAAAATAGCCTAAACAATAAAAAGCCCCCATAACTGTGGGGCTTTTTAGTTTACTAAAAATACACTTGACTAATTATACATAATGTATTATAATTAGTTAAATATTTTATCGGGAGACTAAATGTCTTATTCACAGTCTTGGTTAGAGGATAGTAATAGTATACGCGGAATTCTTATTGAATTAGCAGTTAAAAATATTTCTACTATACTAACAACAGCAGGTGCATTTACTATAGGTGCATCTTATATAATAAAAACAATTGGTACAACTAATTTTGTTTCAATTGGTGCATCATCAACGGCAGTAGTTACTGGTTCTGTAGCAACAACAGTTCTAACAGTTACTGCTGTAACTTCTGGTGCATTAACTGTTGGTGCTACTATTAATGGCACAGGTATTACTGCTGGCACTACTATTTCATCTTTTGGTACAGGCACAGGTGGTGTAGGAACATACAACTTAAGCAATAGCATGACGGCAAGTTCAACAACAATAACGGCTCAGCCAAATGTTGGAACTTCATTTACTGCAACAGGAACTGGAACAGGTACCGGAACAGGTAATTTTACTGCTGAAACTCCAATATACTTATCTAATATAGGTTATGTTACGGCAGATAGTAGTATTAGTTATTTACCTGTTATTTCAGGAGGTGTACAGTTCACAGAAAGTTTACCTATAGATGGACAACCCACTATAAGTTTTGGTGACATAGCTGTCAATAACTCTGCAGGTGAGTTAGATGTTTGGTTAGACTATACCCAGTACATTTGGGCAAACAGAGCTATACAGATATATCTGGGAGATCCGGCATGGATCTGTCAAGATCTCACAGAGGTACACACACGGTTTGAGAAAATATTTGATGGCGTAATAGCTGACGTAGATTCTGTAGATAGAAATACGCTAAATATTAAGATCAGAGATAAACTAGACAGACTAAATGTAGCACTAACTGATGTTAAAGTAGGAACTCTAGGAACTTGGGGTACTGGACAAACTAATCAAGATACTATACGGCCCATAATATTTGGAGAAGTATTTAACTTTAGTCCGTTATTAATAGACCCAGCTCCACAGTACGCAGGTTCTGCAAAGTATATGTTTTGTAAGGATGCCAGCGAATTACTAATTGAAGTACGTGATAATGGAAAGCCCCTATATACGCATAATGGTACTACTGAAATATTAAGTAGTGGTGGCACTGTAGATTTGCCAACAGGTATATTTACTACAACTGTACCTGCTGCAGGCACTATAACAATGAGTGCACAAGGAGTTAAAAAATCAATTAATTTAAGTACAGGTGCCCTAGTAACAGGTACCTATGTCAATAATATAGCTAATTTAATTGCTCTTATTGCTAGAGAGTATGGAAAGAATAAGCTAACAGCTGGTGAACTAGACTTAGAAAATTTACTGGCATTTAGTGCTGTTAACACTCAACCAGTTGGAATACTGATTCAAGATAGTAGTTCAGTATTAAGCGTATGTCAACAGTTAGCTAATAGTATTGGTGCTCAAATATTTATGAATCGTAAGGGCAAATTACAATTATTAAAAATAGATTCCCCAACTACAGATACTGTAGTTAATATTACAGAAGACAATATACTAGATCAGTCGCTAACTATATCTTATAGAACTACAGTAGTTGCATCTAATACTATTAACTATAATAAAAATTGGAATATACAAGAAAACTTATTAACTGATATACGTCCAGAGGATAAAGCTAATTTTGCTACGGAATACCTTACAAAAACTACTGTAAATACCGCAGCTAGAGATAACTATAAACTATCAGAAGACTCTATAAACAGAATAGATACACTACTACTGCGAGCTCAAGATGCACAAACCCGATCAACTGAATTAAATACACTATATAGTATACCCAGAACTATATATAAATTTACAGGTACACCAGGTCTATTAAGTTTAAAACTTGGCCAAGGTGTAACACTGACTCATCCCAGGTTTAATTTAACAACTGCTACAGTTGGTCAAGTAGTAACATTAAGTCCTAATTGGCTAACTTCAACCATAGATGTAGAGGTATTAGTATAATGGCACTAATAGAAAATAGTAGAGATCTAGGATTGCAAGCTAGGGGTGCAGACTACAGAATAATGAATCCTAGTGTATCTCTAGCAGTATCTAGTAGTCCAGCAGGGTATAGCTATTTTAGCAAACCTTATAATAGTGCTATAATTGTACCAGATTCTATAACTTTGACAGCTAATACTAGTGGAGCAGGTAATTATACTAGTCCAGTATATAATTGGGAATACTCTACCAGTTCTGATCCAACAACCTACATATCACTAGGTACTGCTACAGCAGCACTAACTGTTACTAACACTAATTTTGTTACTTATGTAGGCACAGGTAATTTTGTTAATTTTAGAGTAACTGTAACTCAATCTGGTTGGAATACCCTTACACAGTTATTTGTAGTAAACTACTATAGAACAGTTGCTATAATACCTGTAGTTACTTTAAGCAGAAATGATTTAGTATTACCAGTATCAACACTAGGTGTTATAAATTTTGCTAATACTGGCACAGATATTCGTGTAAGTATCAATAATATTGCTATACCTTACGATGTAGCAGGTACAGCGGGTCCTAATACTTTTACAGTAACTGCTGTAGGTTCAACTACGCCTAATACTGTTGTAGTTGCTGAACCCACTACTACTACTACTGCTGTATCTAATGATACCAGAAGTTTTGGAAACATCTCAGGGACAACTGTTGCAGTAAGTCCAGGTAGCACAACTTATACAATAACAGTAAGAGATGTAGATAATAGAGTTACTGTATTTACTAGAATACAATCAGTAGTTGTAGCACTACCAGGTACTGATGCTATATCACTGGGTATTAGCGCGGATAGCTATGTATTTAAGGCAAGTGCAACTAATGTGTTGCCAGTTACTGCAATAAAATTAACAGCTAATAAACAGAATACTACTAATACGGTTAGTTGGGTTACAGTACCTGCTATAGATTTATTTAATGCAAGTACTGGTGGCAGTATAGTTAGTACTGGAGACATAGTTTATTTACGAAGCAGTAATTTTGGCACAAATACTTCTGTTGCAATTATTGCATCAATAAGTGCAAATAATCTTAGTGATAGTTGTAGTATAATAAGAGTTAGAGATGGTTCTTCCGCTCTTACAGCTTCTCTAAGTAATCCTGTTATGCCTATATCTACAAGTGCTCTAGGAGTACCAGTAAACTATACAGGCACAGGTACTACACTGCAAATTTATGAGGATGGCGTTTTACGTACTATTACAGCAGTAGAGGCTACAGCTACTAATATTACTGCAGGAGCTGTTAGTGGAATACCTGGTACTAGTGTAACTATAAGTGATCATGCAGCTATTACACAAAATAATGCTGCAATAAAATATACAGTTACTATTACTAAAGGGGATGGGTCTTCGGCTACAACAGATGTTGTACAATCATTTACCAAAAGTAAGGCAGGTAATGATGCTATTACAATTTTTTTAAGTAATCCAATTGTAGCCCTACAAACAAATTCACTAGGTGTAGTAAATAGTTATGTAAATACTGGTGGCACACTGCAAGTTTATGAAGGTGATAATTTATGTGTTATTACAGCAGTAACAGCTGTAGGTACTAATGTTACTGCCGGCGCTATTAGTACCCTGAATACTACTACTGCAACTATAGCTGATCATTCAAATATTACAGAGAATATTGCAAAGATAGTATATACAGCTACTTTTACTAAGGGCAATGGTAATAGTAGTACTATTAGTGTTACGCAGCCTTTTGCTAAAATTAAACATGGTATAACAGGAGATACAGGTTTAGAGGGTCCAACAGGTCCAACAGGTCCAACAGGTCCAACAGGTCCAACAGGTCCAACAGGTGTTTCAGGAGTAACAGGTACTACAGGAGTAACAGGTACTACAGGAGTAACAGGTGTTACAGGCCCACCAGGAGGCCCAACAGGTGTTACAGGTCCAACAGGTGTTACAGGTGTTACAGGTGCAGGCGTTACAGGTGCAACAGGTGCTACAGGTCCAACAGGTGTTTCAGGAGTAACAGGAGTTACGGGCCCACCAGGAGGCCCAACAGGTGCAACAGGTGTTACAGGTGTAGGTGTTACAGGTGTTACAGGTGTAACAGGTGCAGGAGTAACAGGAGCTACAGGAGCTACAGGTGCTACAGGTGCTACAGGTGTTACAGGTGTTACAGGCCCACCAGGAGGCCCAACAGGCCCAACAGGTGTTACAGGTGTTACGGGTGTAACAGGTGTTACAGGTGCAGGAGTAACAGGCGTTTCAGGAGTTACAGGTGTTACAGGTATTACAGGTGTTACAGGTGTTACAGGTGTTACAGGTGTTACAGGTGCAGGCGTTACAGGCGTTACAGGCGTTACAGGCGTTACAGGCGTTACAGGCGCTACAGGTGCTACAGGCCCCGCAGGAGGTCCAACAGGTGTTACAGGTCCACCAGGTGAAGTAGGTGGTGCAGGTCCTAGGGGTCCAGCAGGAGTAACAGGGGTTACAGGAGTAACAGGCGTTACAGGTGCTACAGGAACAGCAGGTACTAGTGTAACAATCATTGGTAATGTAGCTACAGTTGGTGGTAACGCTCAAACAACTTTGAATACAGCATTTCCTGCAGCAATAAATGGTAATGGTGTAATTGATCAAAGTACTGGTAGTCTCTGGGTTAAATCTAGTGGAACATGGAGTAATGTAGGCAATATTCAAGGTCCCGTTGGTGCTACAGGTGCAGGTGTTACAGGTGTTACAGGTGTTACAGGTGTTATAGGTATTACAGGTGTTACAGGTGTTACAGGTGTTACAGGTGTTACAGGTGTTACAGGTGTTACAGGTGCTACAGGTGTTACAGGTGTTACAGGGGCAGGAGTAACGGGAGTAACTGGGGTTACAGGTATTACAGGTGTTACAGGGGCAGGAGTAACGGGAGTAACTGGGGTTACAGGTGTTACAGGTGTTACAGGGGCAGGAGTAACGGGAGTAACTGGGGTTACAGGGGTTACAGGTATTACAGGTGTTACAGGTGTTACAGGTGTTACAGGTGTTACAGGTGTTACAGGTATAACAGGTGATATAGGCGTTACAGGTGTTACAGGTGCAGGCGTTACAGGTCCAACAGGTCCAACAGGTCCAACAGGTCCAACAGGTGTTTCAGGAGTAACAGGAGTTACAGGTGCAGGCGTTACAGGTCCAACAGGTCCAACAGGTCCAATAGGTGTTTCAGGAGTAACAGGTGTTACAGGCCCAGCAGGAGGTCCAACAGGTCCAACAGGTCTAACAGGTCCAACAGGTCCAACAGGTGTTTCAGGAGTAACAGGAGTTACAGGCCCACCAGGAGGTCCAACAGGTCCAACAGGTCCAACAGGTCCAACAGGTCCAACAGGTGTTTCAGGAGTAACAGGAGTAACAGGAGTAACAGGAGTAACAGGAGTAACAGGAGTAACAGGAGTAACAGGAGTAACAGGTGTTACAGGTGTTACTGGATCAACAAAAGTTACACAAGCAGGTATAACCAGCACGCCAACTGATATAGGTTTCACAGCATTAGATGCCGGTGGTATAGGATATCCAAATGGGTTTTCTGTAAACAATACATTATATGCATCAACAACAACTATAAGGCTATCTAAATATGATGCCGTAAATGCTTTCAATAAAATTGCTACACTAGGACAGTATTCAGGCAGAACATTTTATATGTATGTTTACGAGGCAGTTACTTCAACTGGAGTAATAAGTGATGCTAATAAATTTGTGTTGTATAATGTTACTGCTATGTCAAGCACTGACGCAACTTATGCAGTTTATTATACGTTAACAGTAAATTATAGTGGTAAGTCTTCTACAACTGGAACAAATTGGATTGCAGGAAATAACACATCATTCTACTCATTTTCATTTGAATCAGTTCCTGGTCAAACAGGTGCTACAGGTCAAACAGGTGCTACTGATTCCGGAATCCAGGCTAACGTTTTTGTTTCAAACGGTACATTTACAATTCCTAATGGTGTAACAAAATTAAAAGCTACTGTAGTTGGAGGTGGAGGTGGTGGTGGTGGTGCAACAACAAACGGTGGAATCAGTGCAGCTGGAGGCGGAGGAGGTGCTGCAATTAGTTGGCTTACTTCACTTACTCCAGGAAACACTATTGCAGTTACTGTTGGTATTGGTGGTGCTGGAACTAGTGATGGTAATGGTATAACGGGTAATACATCCTCTATTGCTTCTGGAACTCAGACTATATCTACTGTATCAGCCACAGGTGGCAGTGGCGGTAGCGGTAGTGGAACTATCAGTGCTGGTGGACAGGGCTCAGGAGGTACTATAAATATTGGTGGAGATACAGGAACAGTTTATAGTGGGGGAAGTTCAATATTGGGCGGTGGTGGTGGATCAGGGGGTGCGGGTGGTGTAACTGCAGGACGTAATTATGGCGGTGGTGGCGGTGGTGCTCAATACTTCTACGCAGGCGCTGCCGGTGCTGCTGGTGTTGTAATGTTTGAATATTGATTGGAGATAGCATGAAAAACGCAGTGATTTGTCCAAATGAACTAGTTTATGATTACACGGGTCAGCTTCTTGGTTGGCGTGTAGCGCAGGTAGAGCTAGACACTGAAATTTTTTCAGTGGCCGACCCACTATTCTGGACTGCCTGTGCTGATGATGTTGTAGCTGATCAGTTTTACTATGACTCAACTACAACACAAATTGTATCTAAACCAGTACACCCAATCCCAGAAAAATAGAGTATTTTTCTGGTGCTCAATATTAATTAATAGGAATAATTATGGCGTCTAACAATTTACGAGTAGTATATGATAACTTAGTAGATACTACTAATATTGTTACTACACTGTCTGCATCCAGTGAGGCGTTACCTGTAACTAACCTTAAGTCTGATACTAAGTCTAAAGTGTGGAGGACTGCAGTAGCTCCTGCAGCTACTGCAATAACAACAACTGCAGTGGCTAGTCCAACTGGATTAGTTGCTACTATAGATGGTAAATATAGTATAACTATAAACAGTATAAGTGCTGGTAGTGGTAACACAATAACTTGTGCTTCTGCCCCAGCTGCAACACTTTTAGGAAAATCAGTAATTTTTTATGGCACTAGTATAGGCGGCATTACGGTTAATATTACTTATTACATTGTAAGTATAAGTGGAAGTACTATGGGTGTAGCACTTACTCCAAATGCTGCTAGTTTTAAAGCTAATTTAATGGCAACATTTTCTGCGCCTAGTATTGTAGGTGCTATTATAATGCCGTTTACTAACTTTACAAAAACAGCAACTATTACTGTTAAGGGATATAGAGGCACAACTCCACTTGTATTTCCCACAATAGGCAGTGGAGTAACTAGTCCAGCTATATCTACGGCTAACTGTACAGAGGTATTTAGTGTAGTAGGTAGCCTATGCGCCCCATACAGCCTGTCAGGAGACTGGAGTTGGGGCAGTATTGGTAAGGGCGTAAATAGTTTTAGCTATAGTGGAGGAACTTATGCCAGAGTCTATGTTCCCTTAGCTAGTCAGATTGCTTGCACAAGCGTAGTAATAGAGATATCAGATCAGTATAATACAGATAAATATGTTGAGGTATCTAGACTTATAATTGGCAGTTATTGGACTCCTAAATATAATACACAGTATGGTTTAACCAGTACTATTAATGACCTAACAGTTAACCAACGTACTGAATCTGGCAACTTAATTACTAATCGTGGAGCAAAGTTTAGTAGACTAAATTTTGACCTAGGTTATCTAAATGTGTCAGATAGAAATAACTTATTTAGTATTTTTAGGGGTTCAGGAACATCTAAACCACTGTTTGTAAGTTTATTTCCAGAAGACACAGACCTGGAAAAAGAGCGAGATTTTCAAATATACGGAAAACTTGCTGGAATAAATCCCATAACACATAACACACTAGAACTCTACTCTAGCGCGCTAGAAATAGAGGAAGTGTAATAAAAATAGCGACTGTAGGGTCGCTATTTTTTTGACTTGCATTAAGGGTGCCCCCATGGTATAATATAACAAAACTATAGATGTATAAATTTTACCTCTAACACATTATAGGGTTAATTAATTATGGCGGATCAAACAAACTATTTTACAGAATTAATTGTCTCAATAACTGTAGGTTTAGGGGCAATTATGTATGGTATACAATCACTACTAAAGAACTGGAAGATATCTAAAACAGAGAGCTCATTACTAAAAATGATGCATGAGGAATTAGAGCGTATGAGTTCACAGAATACTACGCTATCCTATGAAATTGGAAAACTTCAAGGAGAGCTAGTTACACTAAGTACTCAATTAAGTGGGCTTACCAAAGAAAATCAAAAGCTACAGGTAGAAGTAGCCAGCTTAAATAATGAAATCTCTAGACTTCATAGTCTTATGGTAGAAAAAACAGGTTTAAAGGAAGTATATGGCTATTAATTTTGTACAGGGTGATACTTCGCCAATATTAAAATTAGTACTTACAGATAGTGTATCATTACAGGCTATTAATTTAACTGGTGCTACAATTAATATTAATGTTAGGGCTAAAGGGGCATCAGTGCTATCCTTTACCAAAGCTGCCACTATTGTTAGTCCTGCCACTTCAGGTATAGCTAACGTAGTATGGGTAGCAGGAGATCTAGATAGGGCTCCAGGTACCTATGAGGCTGAGATAGAAGTTATAGACAGTGCTGGTATAAGAGAAACAGTATTTGATCTTATAGAATTATTTATCCGAGAAGATATTGCATGATTAAAGTAATTGGTTCGCTAACACGAGCTATTGTAGCTACAGCAAGTATATATAGCAGAAAGTTAGCATCCCTATCAGTATCCGGTATTAAAGCAGTTATTTCTGTAACTCCAAAAAAATTAGTAGTATCCTATAGTAACAAACTAGTTCAAGCTACTACTATAAATAAACTAGTAGCTGTAAGTTATAGCAATATACAGGCCAAAGTTATTACAGGACCATATTCAAGTGGTATAAGTCTAGCCGATATTTTAAACATATCTAGTGCTGGCACAATATTAAAGCAGGATTATGTTGATAATGCAAATTATTTTTTAGAGGACTATACAGGTAGTTCTATTAATATTACACAATAAGTATTCTATGATTACTAAAGAAACTCTAAAACTTAGTGGTATGCTAACTATAATTTTAATAGACAGTAAAGGCCACATAAAAGATATTCGCAAAGTTAATAATTTAATAGTTAATACAGGTTTAGCCTTTATTGCTTCTAGAATGGCTGGAACAGCTAAAAGTGTTATGAGTCACATGGCAATAGGATCAAATGCTGTGTCTGTTCAACCTGCACAAACAGATATTCAAACAATACTGGGCAGTAGAGTAGCACTACTTGTAAATGGTGGAACGCCTACATCTTCTGGTATTAATTATGCTTGTGAATTTAATATTGGGGTCTCAACAGGTACAGTAACTGAAGCTGCCATATTTAATAGTGGTACAGCAGCTACTGGAGATATGCTATGCCGCACTGTATTTAGTGCATTTAGTAAAAGTGCTACAGATAGCATGATAGTAAACTGGAATATTAACCTAGTTGCTGCATAATTTTTTAAACAGGGTTTCTAATGACTACAATAATATCACGTACTAGTAAAGGATCTCCACTAACTAATGTAGAAATAGACGCTAATTTTACAAATTTAAATACAGATAAAGCAGAAAGAGTTAGTGGAGTACTAGTTACACCTAATTTAGGAACCCCAACCAGTCTAATACTTACTAGCGCTACAGGACTTCCTGTAGCTACTGGAATAAGTGGTTTAGCTAGTGGTATAGCTAGCTTTCTAGCTGTTCCATCAAGTGCTAATTTAGCGGCAGCACTAACTGATGAAACAGGCAGTGGTGCAAATGTATTTGCTACAAATCCGGTACTAGTTACACCTAATTTAGGAACTCCAAGTAGTGCAACACTTACTAATGCTACAGGACTTCCTGTAGCTACTGGAATAAGTGGTTTAGCTAGTGGTATAGCTAGCTTTCTAGCTGTTGCAACATCAGCTAATTTAGCAGCAGCAATGTCAGATGAAACAGGTACCGGAGCCCTAGTCTTTGCTACAAGTCCCACACTAGTAACACCCGCACTAGGAACTCCTAGTGCCCTAATAGGTACAAATATTACAGGAACTGCAGCTGGTTTTACAGCTGGTACAGTAACTACTAATGCCAATTTAACTGGGCATATAACCTCAACTGGTAATGCTGCAGTACTAGGATCATTTAGTAGTGCAAACCTACTTGCAGCACTAACTGATGAAACAGGCACTGGTGCAAATGTATTTGCTACAAGCCCCACACTAGTTACACCTGTATTGGGTACACCTAGCAGTGGTACATTGTCATCTTGCACTGTTGATGGCACAGACCTTGTGGGTTTTAAAAATATTCCTGTCAACAGTCAAAGTGCGGCGTATACCACAGTATTAGCAGACTCAGGTAAAGTACTACTTCACCCTTCAGCCGATACAACTGCCAGAACATATACAATTGCAGCAAATGCATCAGTAGCCTACCCACTTGGCACAACAATTACATTTGTTAACATGAGTACTGCAACTGTAACAATTGCAATTGCAACTGATACCCTATATCTGAGCCCTAGTGGTGCTACAGGTTCATTTAGTTTATCTCAGTATGGATCAGCGACTGCTATTAAGATTACAACTACAAATTGGATTATTGGTGGAAGTGGGCTACTATGACTGGTGTACTACATTCTGCATTTAGAAATTTCAGAAGTTCTGATAAAATAATTCAAGTATCTTTACTTGTGGTAGGAGGTGGTGGAGGAGGTAGTGCTGGACAAGGTGGTACAGGTAATAGTACAACTGGCACTAATGGTGCAGGCGGTAATGCCGCCAGAGGCGCAACTGTTAGTATTTCTAATAACAGAGTTAAAGTTAATTCTAGCTATACAATACAAGTGGGAATAGCAGGATTTGCTGGTACTCAGCAATCTACCTCGCCATTTACCAGAATAGATGGTACAGATGGTGGCAGTTCTAGTATATCTGGAGTTTTTGGCGTAAACACAGGATTGACTGCAGCAGGTGGATTAGGTACAGGAAGTTTTGGTGGAGGCGCTAGCAGTACAGGTTTAAGTACCTTTAGTGTTACTCCCTCAACTAGCAGCAGTATTACAGGCACAAGTGTTAGTTATGGTGGAGGTGGTAGTGGTGGAACTGTCAGAACTTATATAGGTGGTAGTGGTGGAGGTGCTAGTGGTAGTGCTAAAGGCCAGGCAGGCGGCGGCGGTAATGGAGGCAGCACAAGTTTTAGTTGGAGTGGCAGTGGTGCTAATGGAGGTAACGGTGCTGGTGGCATTGTTATTATGCGTTGTAGACAAGATGCCTATACTACTGTCACTCAAACTAATGCTACAGTCACAACAATTACTGAGAGTAGTGTTACTTATACTGTATTTACCTGGATTACTGGTGGCACTATAACTTTTACCTAACAATCCGTCTGCAACAAAAAAATATTCGACCTTTGCCTTAGTGCAAAGGTCGAATATTTTTTGGCTTGACGACAGTATGCCTATATGATATAATGGTATACAATAAATATAGAACTCTAGATTATTTTACAGTTCTACTACTATAAAGCACTATAGCTGTTTTATACTAGGCACTTAATTAATGTGATTAGGAAAGTATATGTCTTTACAACCAATAAAATTAAATTTAAAAATATATCAAGGCAGTACTTTCGTTGAAACTATTAGATGGGAGAGTTCTTTAAAAGAATATATTCCTATTACTAATATATCTAAATCTGCCCCACTAGTAGTAACTACAGCAGGTCATACTATACCTGCCAATTGGAGAGTTAAAATCACTGTTACTAATGGCATGAAGGAACTTAGTAATGCCATAGATTATTTAACAGTTACCAGTACTACTGGTACTACCCTAACCTTTAACTCAATTAATGCTATAAACTACACAACCTATGTTTCTGGAGGAATGATAGAGTATAATGTACCTATAGACTTAGCTAATACAACTGCACGCATGCAGATACGCGAAAAGGTATCTAGTTCAGTAGTAATAGATGAATTAACTACAGCAAATGGTAAACTGGTTATAGACAATGCACTTAAAGAGATAAGAATTGTTGTACCTGCAACTGAAACTGCTGCCTATACTTTTACCTCTGCAGCCTATAATTTAGAGATAGTACAAGGTTCAACGGTAATTCCCCTATTATTTGGCAACATAACACTAGAGCGTGAGATAACCAGATGATTACGGTTAGCAATCCCACTAATCCAGTTACTGTTAGTACTCCTGTAAAAGAAATAATAGTAGTTAGCGGTATACAGGGTATACCAGGTGCGCAAGGTGCTACAGGTCCACAAGGTGCAGTTGGTGCTACAGGGGCACCTGGTGCTACAGGTATTGGTGCCGGTGCAAGCACAGTAGGTCAATTAACTGATGTAATTTTAGCATCACCAGTAGTAGATGGGTCTTTATTAGTGTATAGCACAGCTAACAGTAAATGGAATTCTACTATAAATTTAAGCCAACAGGTCCTTGAATGTGGACAATATTAAAGGAGCCCTATAAATGGCATCTAGTATAAAGATTAAAAGATCGTCTACACTGGGTAATCCCGGTACATTAGGTGTAGGTGAATTAGCATACTCGTCTTTAACAGGCACTGATGCTAATGGAGGAGATAGATTATATATTGGTACGGGCGGTGAAACTAGTGGCAATGCATCTGTACATGATGTTATTGGTGGCAAGTATTTTGCAGATATGCTAGACCATACACCAGGTACTCTAACTGCTAGTTCTGCTATTGTTGTTAATGCTAGTGGTAAGGTTGATGTTGTTAAAACCACAAACCTACAAATAGGTGGTGCTGGTGTTACCAATGTTATTGCAGCCACTGATACTAATGGTGGTGTTGAGATTACACCTAATGGTACAGGTTTAGTAAAAATTGGTGCATTTACACTTCCTAACTCTACTGGCACCAATGGTTATGTACTAACATCAAATGGAAGTGGTAGTAGTGTTTGGGCAGTTAGTAGTATGAGCTCTATTCCTGCAAATATGACTACTTTCCTGGGTACGCCTAGCAGTGCAAACTTAATTGCAGCAATGTCAGATGAAACAGGTACCGGAGCCCTAGTATTTGCCACAAGTCCTACACTAGTAACCCCTGCACTAGGAACTCCAAGTAGTGCAACACTTACTAATGCTACAGGACTTCCTGTATCTACTGGAGTAAGTGGTTTAGCTAGTGGTATAGCTAGCTTTCTAGCTGTTGCAACATCAGCTAATTTAGCAGCAGCAGTAACTGACGAAACAGGTACTGGAGCCCTAGTATTTGCCACAAGTCCCACACTAGTAACCCCTGCACTAGGAACTCCTAGTGCCTTAATAGGTACAAATATTACAGGAACTGCAGCTGGTTTTACAGCCGGTACAGTAACTACTAATGCTAACTTAACTGGGCATATAACCTCAACTGGTAATGCCACAGTACTAGGATCATTTAGTAGCGCAAATCTACTTGCAGCACTCACAAACAAAACAGGTACAGGTGTAAGTGTATTTGCTACAAGTCCTAGTTTTACAGACTCAGTTCTTGCAACAACCACTACTTTTAGTGCTTTTAATACAACAGCTACTACCCTAAATATTGGTGGTGCAGCAACCAGCCTAAGTTTAGGTGCTGCCACAGGCACTACTACTATAAATAACTCACTGGCAGTTAGTGGACATGTTTTACCAGTTGCCAATATTACCTATGACCTAGGTAGTAACCTATATCGTTTTAGAGATCTATACCTAAGCGGCAATACTATAAATTTAGGTGCCGCTACAATTAGTGGCAGTGCAACGGGTATAAGTCTTACCAGTCTTAATGGCACTCCCATAGGTGCTACAACTGCTTCAACTGGTGCTTTTACCACACTTAGCACTACGGGTGACATAACAATTGGTGGTAACCTAACTGTTAATGGTACTACCACAACAATTAATAGTACAGTAGTTACAGTTGATGATATTTTAATTGAGTTAGGCAGTGTTGCCACTCCAGATAACACAACTGCTAATGGTGGTGGTATCTTACTTAAAGGTACTACAAATAAAACTATTACTTGGGATAGCACTTACAGCAATTGGAACAGCAGTGAAGACTGGAATATTGTTACCGGTAAAGTATTCAAGATCAATAATGTATCAGTACTATCTTCAACAACATTAGGTAGTACTGTTACTGCTAGTAGCTTAACATCAGTTGGTACACTTACTACAGGCGTATGGAATGGTACAGTATTAACTCCAGTTTATGGTGGTACAGGTTTAGCAACTGTTACAAGTCGTGGTATCCTATTTGGTAATGGAACCAGCACTATTGGTGTTACAGCTGCTGCCACAATAGATGGCAGTTTCTTAAAATCAGACAGTACAGGCAATCCTTTCTTCTCAAATCTAGTAGACGGCGGAACATACTAAAATAAAAATACCCTGCTATATAGCAGGGCTTATACCTTATTAGGAACAACATGGCAACTAGTAATACTATTACACTTAAAAGATCAAGTGTAGCTGCAAGGGTACCCTTAACTACTGATCTAAATTATGGTGAATTAGCCCTAAATTACCAAGATGGTATACTGTACTATAAAAATGCTGGTAATACTATTACTCGTATAGCTAGTTCTTCTTACTATGATAGCGTAGCAGGCGGAGCACTAGGTACACCAGCTAGCGGTACAGCTACATATCTTACAGGATTACCTCTTTCTACCGGCGTGACAGGTACACTAGCAGTAGCCAACGGTGGTACAGGAACTGCTAGTCCAGGCATTGTTGCTGGTACAAACGTAACAGTAACAGGCACATGGCCTAATCAAACTGTAAATTCTACTGCAAGTGGTAATGGTACCGTCACCAGCATCAATGTATCAGGTGGCACAACAGGATTAACCACATCTGGTGGTCCAATTACAACATCAGGAACTATTACTCTTGCTGGTACACTAGCAGTAGCTAATGGTGGTACAGGAACTGCTAGTCCAGGCATTGTTGCTGGTACAAACGTAACAGTAACAGGCACATGGCCTAATCAAACCATAAATTCTACTGCAAGTGGCGGTGGCACAGTTACTAGTGTATCTGCTACTGTACCTGCGTTTTTGTCGGTATCTGGTAGTCCTATTACTACTAGTGGTACACTAGCAATTACTCTGTCAGGTACAGCGCTACCAGTACTTAACGGCGGTACAGGCACAACAACTCCAAGCATTGTTGCTGGCACAAATATCACAGTAACAGGTACATGGCCTAATCAAACCATAAATTCTACTGCAACTGGATCAGGTGGTGGAGCCAGTGCAAGTAACAATTCTCTAACAAGAAATTATACAGGTACGGGTAGTCAGACGGCCTTTACCGTAACAAGCGGATGTACAGTAGACAGTGTATTAGTTATTCAGAACGGTGTCGTTCAAAAGCCTACTACAGATTATACAATAAGTACTACAACACTTACATTTGTTACAGCTCCAGCATTAAATGATACCATTCAAATAAGAGAGTTAGCAACTGGTATAAGTTCTTCAGCAGCTATCAGTAAGAGTATAGCAATGGCATTGATTTTCGGATCCTAAGGTGTAATAAATGGCAAATCCCAACATAATAAACGTAACCTCTATATATGGAGTCTCTGACTACCTGATTCCTTCATTGGCATCACTAACAGGTTCAATTGCCACCACTGTTTTAACAGTAACAGCAGTAGCTTCTGGTAAAATTGCGATCAATCACTTTATTACTGGCACAGGCATAACAACCAATACACGTGTTACTAACCAGTTAACAGCAGTTACTGCAGTAGTTACTGCCACTGCTACGCAAGCAACTACAGGATCTAGCACACTTGCGCTAACTAGTTATACAGTAGGCACTGTTGCTGCAATTGCAGTTGGTCAGTTTGTGCAGCCTATTTCAGGTATTCCAGCCAATACCTATGTAACCGCTATCAATACCACAACAAGTACCATAACAATTAGTAATGTTACTACTGGTGCAGTAAGTGGCACACTAAGTTTAAGTACTGCTGGACAAACAGGTACTTACACTGTTAGCAGTACACAAACTGTTGCATCTACTGCCATTAGTTTAGCTAATGCAGTTTGGACCACACTTACTCCTGCTGCAGGCACAATTCATAAAATTGACAATATTGTTGCAGCTAATGTAACAGGCACAGCAGCAACAGTTACGGTAGCTATTAACAGCGCTGCAACTGGCTCAGGCACTAACTACAGATTAGTTTATCAACTGCCAGTACCAGCTAATGCAGCAGTAATTGTGGTTGACAAGAGCACCAGTTTCTACTTGGGTGAAGCTCAGTCTGTTACTGTAACTGTGGGCACTGCAAGTGCCGTTGAACTAACCGCAAGCTATGAGGCAATAACCTAATGTCTACCAGATATCGTGGCTCCATACTATCAGCAACGGCAGCAGCAATCAGTACTGCGGCTGCTGCTGGCCTATGGCGCACCAATGAACAAATGCAGGGTGCTACTGCTAACCTGTGGCCTGGATATATTCCAGTACTGGAATATCTGGTAGTTGCTGGTGGTGGTGGCGGTGGTGGCTGCAACGCAGGTGGTGGTGGAGCAGGTGGATTGCTAACTGCCAGTGGTTTTGTGTTAGTGCCTAGTACTGCATTAACAGTAACTGTTGGTGCTGGAGGTGCTGCTGGTACGGGTCGAGGTACGGGGGGTAGTGGTGCTAATTCTGTATTCAGTACTATTACGTCCACAGGCGGAGGAGGCGGAGGCGCATATCCAGGCAATGCGGCAACTAGCGGTGGTTCGGGAGGAGGAGCCGGTGCTTGGACTGGAGCATCTACTGGTGGCACTGCTATTGCAGGACAAGGATTTGCCGGTGGAAATACTAGCAGTTCTGCAAATGCTGCCCCGTACGCAGGTGCTGGTGGTGGTGGCGCTGGCGCAGTAGGTCAGTCTGCTAATCTGGGTACTGGAGGTGCGGGATTACAGTCAAGTATATCTGGCACTGCAACATACTATGCTGGCGGTGGAGGTGGTAGCGGTAACGGTGCTGGTGCTGCAGGAGGAACAGGTGGCGGAGGTGCTGGACAGATTTACCCAACAACAGCCGCAGTTGCGGGTAGTGTTAATACAGGCGGTGGCGGTGGCGGTGGTGGTAATACTGATGTAGGTGCAGGTGCTGCGGGTGGTTCAGGCGTTGTTGTACTTAAAATACCCAATACCTACACTGCTGTTGTTTCAGCAGGACTAACAAGTTCCTCAACTAGTTCAGGCGACTACCTCATCTATACATTTACAGCTGGTACAGGCACAGTAACCTTTTATTTGATCAGTTCACTAGTAAGTACAGAATACCTGGTAGTTGCTGGTGGTGGTGGTGCCGGAGGCAGTAGTGGTGGTGGTGGCGGTGCTGGAGGTTATAGAACAGGATCACTAACTCTACTACCTGCAACAAATTATTCTGTAACAGTTGGATCAGGCGGAACTGGTGGTGCTGTAAATACTAGGGGTAACGTAGGTCAGGATTCAGTTTTTAGCACAATTACAGCCACTGGCGGTGGCTATGGAGGAACAGGCTCTAGCAGTGGAACCATGGTTGGTGGCAATGGTGGTTCAGGTGGTGGTGGAGGTTACTATGGTGACGGCATTTTTGGATCAACTGCTGGAGGTATATCCTCTCCTGTAACCAGCCCAGTACAAGGATATGCCGGTGGTGCAGGTGATCCAAGTCTCAATATTGCTGGCGGCGGTGGCGGTGCAGGTGGTGTTGGATCAGGTGGTAGTGGAACTACAGGTGCAGGTGGCGTAGGTGTTCAATCTAGTATTCTTACTGGTTCACTTACATACTATGCAGGTGGTGGTGCTGGCTGGTCAAGAAATACAGCCTCTGTAGGTGGTCTAGGTGGCGGTGGTAACGAGAGCACTGCTGGCACTGCAAATACTGGCGGTGGTGGAGGTGCCAATGCTGATTATAGCCTTGGCGGTTTTGCAGGCGGCTCAGGCGTTGTCATTATCAGAGTACCCTATAGCATAACAGCTTCAGCTACTACAGGTAGTCCTGATATAAGCGTTATTAGCACCACGTACCGTGTATATCGATTTACTGGCAACGGTTCAATTACCTTCTAGGAATACTATGGCACATTTTGCACGATTAGACAGGTATAACACCGTAACAAGCGTTGCGGTTGTAAATAATGATGTGCTGCTAGATGGTGACACAGAATCAGAGGATAGAGGAATAGTGTTTCTTACCCTGTGGAGTAACGGACACTACAAGTGGCGTCAAACATCATATAACGCTAAATTTCGTAAAAACTACGCTGGTGTGGGATTCAGTTACGATGAAATCAGAGATGCTTTTATTCCACCTAAACCATATACAAGCTGGATATTGGATGAAAGCACTTGCCGGTGGATTGCGCCTGTGGCCGTTCCAGCAGACGGCAAACAGTATGTGTGGGACGAACCAACTGCTGCATGGGTAGAAATTAACAAGGAATAAAAATGACTACAAAAGTTAGACAGAGTACTGTAGAGCAGGACAACATAAGCATTGACTGGTTGTCTGACGTAAATACCACAACTGCTGCTCCCACTGCTGGTCAAGCTTTAGTATGGGATACAGTAACATCAAAATGGATACCCGGTAACGTTGTTACTTCACAAGAACTAAGTTCTTTTCTACTAATGGGAGCGTAAAATAACATGGCAACTGCATACAAAGTTTTAGGTCAAACAGTATTGGCAACCGCAGCTACACCAATAACACTGTACACCGTACCTGCAGCTACATCAGCAGTGTGCAGTACCATTGTGGTATGTAATCAGGCAGCAGCAGCAGCAACATTTAAGATCTCAGTAAGACCTGCTGGAGCTGCTGAAATTGCTAAACACTATCTAGCATTTAATACCAACATAAATGCCAATGACAGCATTACCATGACTATTGGTATTACACTTGCTACAACTGACGTAATCACTGTAACAGCCAGTACCACAACGGTGAGTTTTAACCTGTTTGGCTCAGAAATATCATGAGCATAGTTTCAGTTAAAAATGACACAGTTACTAGAACTAGTGTAATTAATGCAAGTATTCCACTAGCGCCTGTTATCAACAGCATCAACATACTTATTGCGTCAGCTATTGTGGATGATACAGCTGTAGACATAGCGGGTGGGCAAACCGTACAAATAAACGGTACTGGTTTTATATCAGGTGCCATCATTACACTGGGCGGTAGTGCTGTTACTACTGCATACGTTAACGCAAATACCCTGACATTTACGGCTCCTGCAAAAACTGCAGCTACATATGCCATCTACGTATTAAACCCAGATGGTGGCACTGCAATCTACATTCCTGGCCTGGTATACAGTGGCACACCCGTTTGGACAACTACAGCAATTAGTCCTGCTAGCACATACGAAACCAACAGTATTGCAACTGGTGTGTTGGTAACTACAGGTGGAGACGCGCCCATAGTCTACACACTAGCCAGTGGCACACTGCCAGCCGGTGCAGTGTTAAATAGCAGTACAGGTGAACTAACTGGTACAGCTTCAGCTACGGCAAGTAATACAACATATACATTTACCATAAAGGCAACTGATGCTCAACTGCAAGACAGTACCTCTGCCAGCTTTAGTTTAACCATAAACACTGATGTTGTGACTATGGCTAACACAAGCGTTACGCTAGAGCAGAACACAGCTTCAAGCACTGCACTAACAGCAACCAGTGCTGCTGGTAAAACCATTTCATACACTTCAACTGCACTACCCGCCGGATTAAGTATTGTGGGATCCGCAGTTACTGGAACACCTACAGTAGCAGCTGTTACAGCTACTACATTTACAGCTACAGCAGCCACTACTGGTAGAACTGCCACTGCTACCATTACCTGGACCGTGAGTGTAGCTACAGATCAGTATGTAATGTACAACACACTGCTGCTGAGTGGTAGTGCCAGCACAGAAACATTCATAACAGACGCCAGCACAAATAATTTTGCACTCGCCATTGCAGGCGATACCCGGCCCAACAATTTTAATCCCTTTACGCCAGGATACTACAGCAACTACTTTGATGGTACTGGCGATTACCTAACTGTGCCTAGCAGTTCTTCATCTTCTTTTAGCACAGGCGACTTTACTGTTGAATGTTGGGTTTACATGACTGCAAATAGCAGTTATAGAATATTATTAGGAAATGGTACTTCTTATCTATGTATTGCTGATGGTGCATTAAATGCCTTTTATTCTGGTGTAAGTATTTCTAGTTCTGCTACTGTTACTTTAAACACATGGACACATGTTGCGTTTGTACGTTCTGCAGGAACAATGTATTTTTATATTAATGGTGCTTTATCCAATTCAACTGCTTTTGCAGGTACTTGGGGTACTGCCGGAGTTAGTACCATTGGGTATTCACTAGCTTATAGTGGGCTTTATTACTATACAGGGTATATTTCTAATTTACGTGTTGTCAACGGAACCGCAGTCTACACCAGCAACTTCACCCCTCCTACAGCACCACTAACTGCAATCGCAAACACCAGTTTGTTAACCTGCCAAAGTAATAGATTTATTGATAACAGCTCAAACGCATTTACCATAACAGCCTACGACAATACCAAGATTAGTTCCTCAACCCCATTCGTACCCAACACTCAGTATGCTGCATACGGCAGCACATACTTTAATGGGACTACGAGTTATGTAACTGTGCCAGATAATGTGGCATTTACTATGGGTTCTGGAAATTATACACTAGAGTGCTGGGTATACTTAAATAGTACGGCCCAACAAATTTTTATAGGAACTTGTGATGCTGCAGGTAGTGCTGCCTCCATGAGTTTTACACTTGGTATAAACAGCTCGACACAGTTTAGCACAGGAATTGGTTATGCTGGAGTTATGTATTTCTCTACTTTTGCTACAGCACCAACAGTTGGCAGATGGTATCACGTTGCTGGTGTTCGCAATGGTGCAACAGTTAATGTGTATGTTGACGGGGTTAAAGGCATCGATCTTAATATGGCGGCATTAGCAATGACTGATTCTGCCCAAACTGTAGCTATAGGTAGAAATGGTGCGGGTAATTTTGAGTATACAAATGGCTACATTAGCAATGCTCGTATTGTCAAAGGTACAGCAGTCTACACCTCAGCATTCACCCCGCCCACAGCACCACTAACTGCCATAACCGGAACCAGTCTGTTAACCCTGCAAACAAATCAGCCAGCCAGCAACAGCATGTTCCTAGACTCAAGTACTAATACCTTTGCTGTTACTCGTGCAGGTAATACCAGTGCTGGCACTAGTAGCCCGTATGGTGCTAACTGGTCAAACTACTTTGGCAATAGTAATTCTTCAATTAGTCCTAGTGCTAATAGCGCATTTATTTGGGGTACGGGAAATTATACAATAGAAATGTGGTATAATCCCAGCGTAAGTTATTCTGCTAGTAATGGTTACTTATTTGATCAAGCAAGTAACGGTACCCGTGTACAAGTGTACAATAATTATGTTAGATTTTACTATAATAATGGTGCAACTGAATTAACTTCTACTACAGCAGGATTGGGACTAACAGTTGGTTCATGGTATCATTTAGCAATAGTTAGAAATAGTGGCGTAATTACAATGTATATTAATGGTATATCGTGTGCGACAGTAAGTTCAGGTGCAAATGAAACTAGCACTAGTTTGAGAATTGGCGATTATGGTGGTAGTAGTTACGCATTTACGGGCTACATATCTAATTTTCGTGCTGTTAAAGGTACCGCAGTTTATACCGGTAACTTTACAGTACCCACAGCACCCTTAACAGCAGTACAGGCTAGTGGTACAAATATTAGTGCTATTACCGGTTCAGCCACAAGTTTATTAACTTGTCAAAGTAATGGTTTTGTAGATAATAGCGTTAACGCATTTGCTATAACTTCCTTAATTGGTACACCAATCGTTCAACGGTTTTCACCATTCAGCCCACAGACACAAACAGCAATCACGCACAGTGCTTACTTTGATGGTACAGGTGATTACTTAACTGTGCCTAGCAATGCTGTATTGGGGTTTGGTACAGGCGACTTTACTGTTGAATGTTGGATTTACAGAACAGACACTGGTGTTCAAAGAGGTATTGTTGATAGTGAGGCCGGTGCAGGCACTCGCATACTGTTCTTTATAACAGGTAACGGTAATTTAAACATATTTGATGGCACAAGTGTTTGGTTGACTAGTACAAATGCATTAGCAGTAAACCAGTGGGTTCATGTAGCAGCAGTAAGAATTTCTGGCACCACTAAATTGTTTATTAATGGTGCGCAAGAGGCATCTGTTGCTGACACTAGAAATTATGCTGCTGCTGTAACGTATATTGGTAGACAGTATGGTACTACTGTTAATGACTTCTTGGGTTATATCAGTAATGTGCGTATTGTAAAAGGTGTAGCCGTTTACACTGGCACATTCACACCGCCCACAGCACCACTAACAGCCACACAGGCTGCGGGTACAAACATTGCAGCCGTTACAGGTACAGCTACCAGCTTGTTAACCCTGCAAAGCCCAACCTTTGTAGACAACTCAACCAATAATTTTGCCTTAACAGCTTTTGATAATGTTAAACCAAGGACCGTAAACCCGTTTGGTTTCACTAGCCTCACAGCAGCATATAGCGCCGCAACATATGGTGCGTCAGCCTACTTTAATGGGACTACGAGTTATGTAAGTGTGCCAGATAATGTGGCATTTACTATGGGTTCTGCTA